AAAAACTGCAAGTCACACCTTGTGATGAAGGTTGAATCCTTCCCATAAGGTGTTATTTTGATGGTTTTGCGCCGGAAATACCCGTAAATGTACTGCATACAGTGGACAGATTTTAGGAAAGTGCCAAAAAATACGGGGTTTTACTTTATCTGACTAAAGGATTGTATTGCCTAGAGTGGACATGAAGGAATGAGGGACGATGTTAAGCGATTCACAGAAGGCAGAAGTAGCAGCATTCTTAGGCCAATATGTGCATGACCCATTAGGATTCGTATATGCTGCCTTTCCGTGGGGAGAAGGAGAGCTTGAAGGGCGTTCCCCTGATGAATGGCAAATAAACGTGCTGAAGGACATAGGCAATAACATAGCTGACATAGAGACAGTAACACGTGAGGCCGTCGGTTCCGGGAATGGTATCGGCAAATCCTGTCTAGTGGCATGGATAAACCTATGGGCGATATCTACACATGCAGACACAAGAGGTGTGGTTACTGCCAATACTGAATCACAGCTAAGGACAAAGACGTGGCCGGAGCTTGCCAAGTGGTATCGGCTCTTTATCGGCAGGGATTTGTTCAAGTACACCGCTACTTCTATATTCAGCACGCAGCCAGGTCATGATAAGACTTGGCGTATCGACTGCATACCGTGGTCAAAGGAGAACCCTGAAGCGTTCGCAGGTTTACATAACCAAGGGAACCGCATACTCATTGTGTTTGATGAGGCATCAGCTATCTATGATGAGATATGGCGAGTGACTGAGGGTGCTGTAACAGACGCAAACACGGAAATCCTGTGGTGTGCTTTTGGGAATCCGACACGAAACACAGGCAAGTTCTTCGACTGTTTCAATACTGAACGTGAGATATGGAGCACGTGGCAGGTTGATAGCCGTACCGTTGCGATATCCAATAAGAAACAGATAGCGCAATGGGAAGATGTGTACGGTGAGGAAAGCGACTTCTTTAAGGTACATGTGAGAGGCATGTTTCCTGCTGCAGAGGAGAATCAGTTAATCAGCCGTGAGTTGGTAGAGCTTGCAAGTGACAGGCGTTTAGAGGCACGAGAATATAGGCACGCACCTATAATTTTGGGTGTTGACCCTGCCTGGACGGGTGGGGACACCTTAGCAATTGTCATGCGTCAGGGACTCTATTCAAAGGTCTTAGCAGAAATACCCCGTAACGATAACGACATGGCAGTAGGGCGCAAGATAGCGCAGCTACAGGACGACTTATCAGCAAGTGCGGTATTCATCGACATGGGATACGGCACGGGGATATACAGTGTAGGCAAAGACATGGGACGTGAGAACTGGCGATTGGTCAACTTTGCGGAGAAGGCTGACGGCAAGGAGTATGCGAACAAGCGTGCTGAAATGTGGGGAGAGCTGAAGAAGTGGTTACAGGAAGGTGGCGCACTCAATAGCGAGAAGTTAGCGGATGAGCTGACAAGACCGGAGGCGTTCATCAACAAGCGTGGCAGGATTCAGCTAGAGTCTAAGGACGACATGAAGAAACGAGGACTTGCGTCGCCTAACCTTGCAGATGCGCTAGCGTTGACCTTTGCATTCCCCGTGAGGGTAAGCAGCAACGTAAGATATCGCAGGGCAAGGCGTGCAGGAAAATTCAAGAAGGTGGGTACCCTGTAGGTGGGGGACACCATAAATGTGGACGTGCTTGTAGGGGTTCCCTATACAGGAGGTACAAACAAATGAAATTCCGTAAAAAACCTGTGGTTATCGAGGCTTACCAAACTGACAAAGTTATGTACATCGAAACGTTAGAGGGGATTCATAAAGCAAATCCCGGAGATTGGATTATTACTGGGGTGCATGGTGAACAATATCCTTGCAAACCTGATATATTCGCTAAAACCTATGAAAAGGTTGAGGATGATGGATAATGCGAGTAGAACAAAATTTACTCACCATTGAAGAATTGGAGGCTTTGCTCTTTGAGTGGCAAGGCCGGTTATGCTTAACCGAATGGGATATTGTGCTAAAAATTGTTCGGCGTAGTGAGTTTGGCGAAGAAGATAATCAGGCCGACATTACTTACAACGAGTCGAGTGCCCAAGGTATTGTGCGGATACTTGACCCGATTGATTGGGATAATGACTTATTCAATCAAGATATGGAGAAGGCTTTAGTCCATGAACTTCTACATTTAATGTGGCATGATTTCGAGCCTGCTGATGAAGAATCACGGGAACATGTATTATGGCATAGAAGGCTTGAAACAACTGCTCGGATTATGGTGATGTTAAAACGTGGTGGATTAGCTAGGAGTATGGAGGATAAGGAGGTGAGATAGTGGACGACATTACACAGGAGGCACCTCAGTCGGTAGGTTTAAATACCGGCATACAGGAGACGGACAGCGAACGTCAGATTGAGCCGGATGAGGTATCACTGGACACTCTGAGTAAAGAGGAAAAGGATAAGATACTTCGGGCGTTTAAGCAGGGCAAGGACGTTGCGAATAACTATTATAAAACTGAGGTAGAGCCTAAAATTATAAAGCGTATGGAGCTGTACAAGGCAGATAAGAATTTGTACAAGAAAAAGTTCCCTGCGCTTTCTGAATTGAATAATTGGGTATCTAAGGATATCAAGACAACAGTTGATTGGATATTGCCTAATCTTATAGAGGTGTTCAATGGTACTGAGTCACCTGTGGAGATTCAAGGGCAGTCGATTGAGGATGATGATAACGCTAAGTTATTGCAGCAGCTCATTGACTACTTTGTGACCAAGAAGAATAACTTCTTCACGTTCTTGTATACCTTTGCCAAGGACGGGCTTGTTACTAACTTTGCCGTGGCTAAGGTGTATTGGAACCGGGAAGAAGAACGGCAGCCTATGCAGGTTATGGCAGACGCTCGAACCATGCAGATACTCTTGTTAGAGCAGGAGAACGGCAGGATTGAGATAAAGAATATTAAGCCTGTTGATGCTGCCGGTGATTATCTGCTTGTAGACTTTGACATTATCCATGTTAAATCGAATACGCCTATCTTAGAGAATATGAATCCTTCTGAATTGCGGTTTACGCATGAGGAAAGGGATATTCACGATGCGAAGTTTGTTGCACATCGTAAGATTGTCCGGGGTGACTATCTGAAACGCAAGGAGCTTGAACATGTCTATCAGAATGTGGATGAGGCGTTGGAGAAGGCCGAGGGAAAACCTTCCTACACCACGCTTGACATAAAGCATGATAAACGCATTGAGGATGTAAGTAATAAGCTCTCTGACGGCGATACGGCCTCCAAGGAATACGAGCTGTATGAGGCGTATCTGAAGGTGGATTACAACAACGATGGCGTGTATGAAAAGATTATCGTACATGTTGTTGGTGATACACTCTTGAAGGTACAGAAGAACACCTTTGAAATACCGCCGTTCTTTGTGTTCTCACCGGAGTATGAACCTTATGCGGTGTTCAATGAGGAAGGCTTTGCCGATGCATGGGAGCAGTTGCAGGATTTAAAGACGGCGTTGGTACGTCAGATTGTCATTAACACGGCGAAAAACAACCGTGGTCAGAAGTTCGTCAATGATTCTGTGGTGGATATGGACGCGCTTATGGACGGTGACGAATATGTGCCTATCCGTGATGGGAAAAACCCTGCTGAGGCCGTTATGTTCTCGCCACCGATTCCTACAGACCCAAGCGCAATGACACTTATCCAGTACGTTCAGAACGAATTGGAGAGCCAGTCAGGTTCAACACGGTACAATCAGGGCTTGGATTCTAAGAGCCTTAATATGACCGCAACGGGTATTAGTGCCATTATGGGTGCTGCCGATAAGAAAATTAAACTTATCGCTCGTATCCTGGCAGAGACAGCATGGATTCCCATTATTAAGTTCCTTGTGCTCTTGTGTCAGAAGTTTGTTGACGATGGGCAGGTTATCCGCTTGCTTAACCAAAACATTGTGGTACGGCGTGACCAGCTCAATATCGACTATGATTTGGTGGTCAACGTTGGACAGGGTGCCGGAACTAAGGAGGCAGGGATACAGTATAAACTGATGATGATTCAGCAGTTGTATCCTGTCTTGCAGAACGTGGGCATTGTAACTCCTCAGAGTTGGTATTCCATCGTCAAGGACTTGTTGGAGGACTTGGGCATAAGAACCACCACCAAGTACCTGTTAGACCCCAATTCACCGGAGTTCCAGCAAATGCAGGCACAACAGCAGCAGGCGGCACAAATGGAGCAGCAGAAACAGGAGGCTCTTGTACAGGCGCAGTTGCAGCTTAAAGAGAAGGATATCAACACTAAGCTGGCTACTAACCTTTCTGCTAAGTGGAATGAGTTGCCGGTGGATGCCAAGGTACAGGCTTTGGCTGCTATTGGTATTCAGACTACACCGGATAGTGTGGCTGCTAACGATTCTGTGTTGCGTGACTTCCAGTTGGAACAGGCACGGGCAAGAAGTTGGGGGTATAACCGGTGACACAGGAAGAAAAGCTGAAACGAGAAAAGGAAATCCGTTTAGGGCAGTTATGCGAGGAATGGATGGATAAGGTTGGCAAGGCGTTCTTTCAGAGTGAAAAAAAAGATATACTTGACTCTCTTGAAAAAGCCATGCCTAATGAGCTGCCAAGCGTACAAGCCCGGTATAAGGAAGTACAAAACCTAATGACACGGATAGCCAATATTATCAATGACAAGAACCGTGCGACACGTAAAGTGCATGAAGACAATAGGAGGGAATAAATGTGAAGGAATTTAAGATTGACCTACAGCTCTTTGCTGAAGGTGAGGAAGGGGATACGGGCACAGATACATCCGTAAATGCCCCTGAGACTTCCTCAGAGCCACAGGGAGAGCCTGCACCACAACAGGTAGAGGAAACACCTGCACCGGAGTTTGCATTGCGTAGAAACCCGGATACGGGGCGCATGGAGTTCTTGGATGGTGATGAGATTCAGCCTAAGCAGGATGAACCTGCTGAACCGGCGCAGGTCACACCTAATGCTTATAATGCAGACGAGCTGTTCAAAGACTTTGCTATGGGCAGGGTGGATGAAAGCCGTGTACCGCCTGAGCTTGAAGGGTATTATACATCCATCAAGACTCAGCAGGAGAACGCGCAGTTACGTCAGCAGGCGGCTATGCAGCAGATGGCACAGCCACAGGCACCGGCACAGCCTGCAGCACCTGTAGATAACAGTGCCAATATGGTGGCTGCCTATCAGCAGATGGAAAAATACGCAAGGGAAAAGGCATTCCACGACCTTGGTATTGCCAATGAGCAGGCTTTGGCTGATATGCAGTATTCTGATAACCCGGAAGATAAGCAGAAGTACGCAGTATTTAATACCGCAGTACAGCAGAATATGCAGCTTATCGGACAGGCAGTAGCTGAGCAGCAGGCGCGTGCTGTGGCTGAAGAACAGTCTACACGGCAGGAAGTAGAGCTTATCCGTAACGGCGTTATGGAGTATCAGAAGAATGAGCCGCATTTCAATGAGATTGACCAGCTGATGGGTTCCTATTGGCAGTCAATGCCGTATGAAAAGGCAACGAAAATTGTTCCCGTGCTTAATCGTGCGGTTCAGGTGTTCTCCGGTCAGCCGGGGGCAAGACTCCTGCCGAGTGATAAGGATGTACTCAATGAGTATTATCAGGAATGCAAGAAGGTATTCTACGCTAAGCAGACGGGTGTAGGCACTACGCCTAAGCCTGTAAAGCCTGCTGTTCCTAATGTGGAGCATACAGGGCAGGCCAGCAACACGCCGGAAGAAAGGGTAGATTGGACCGCAATGCGCGGCATGAATCCACGTCAGCGGCGTGAGTTCTTTATGAATCACATTTAATAATTTCAGTTGCGCAACTGACTTTATATATTTTGTTTTTAGATTTTAAACGAGGTGAAAAACATGGCTTCTTTGAAAGAAACTTCCACGTCACAGTCTGTGACCTATGAGGCAGTCGGCCTCAAAGATGACTACTCCGACATCATTACCAACATTGACCCGGAGCATAACTTTTTCCTGTCTGAGTTCGCACAGGGCAAGGACGCAACGCAGCTGCGTTTTAGCTGGTTCACTGAAAACCTGAAACCGCCCCGTCAGAATGCACACTTGGAAATGGAAGACTACGTAACGGCAAAGGTTGGTTCCACGGAACGCCGTGAGAATACCTGCCAGTTCTTCCTGACTTCCGGTAAGGTATCTGAGGCACAGCAGAAAACGGCCAAGTGGTATGCTAATGGTGATGAGTTCAAGCGTCAGAAACAGCTTGCTTTTGAACAGCATGCTCGTGACCTTGAATACGCACTGACCACCAATAAGGTATCCCGTCTTGAAAGCGGCGGTGTTCCGGCTCTGATGGGTGGTGTACCGTTCTTCATGCAGGAAGAATCCGTTGCTGTTACCTTCAACGCAACCACGGACGTTGTAACCTCTGCAAGCGCACACGGCCTGCTTACGGGTGACTTTGTGTACTTCTTGGGTGAAGGCAGTGCAACGCTGCCGACCGGCATTAGCGCAGGTGTAGAGTATTACATCCGCAAGCTGTCCGATACGACCTTTGAACTGTATCCGTCTATGGAAACGGCTATCACGGCTGACCAGGCTGATGCTACGCAGGCTGACCTTGCTAAGCACATCGCTTTGGGGACGGCAGGCAGCGGCACCATCAATATGCTGAAGAACAACATCATTGATGCTGAAAACGCTGAATACACCGAAGACCAAATCAACGACGTAATGGAAATGTGCTACAAGCGCGGTGGTAATCCGACTCTTGCGGTTATGTCCGGCCGTAACAAGCGTCGTTTCTCCAAAATCATCACCGGTCAGGCAACGAAACGCCGTGACCAGAAGGACAAGACCGTTACCAACGTTACGGATACTTATATCTCTGACTTTGGTACTATCACGGCCAAGGTACATCGTCAGTATGCCAATGACCGCATTGATATGCTTGATATGTCCCTGTGGGAAATCAAATACTTTACCCGTCCGCATGAAGTCACGAACCTGCCGAAAAAGGGTTCCTATGATGAGTTTGTGCTGGCATCCTGCATGGGTTTGCAGGGCACGCAGCCGAAAGCATCCGGCTCTATCGTCAATATCAAAATGGCCTAATGGCCGCAGGGAATAAGAAGGCCACTCTTTTAGGTAAGGGTGGCTTTTTTATTTCGATTGGAGGTTGTTATGCTTCTCAATCAGGAGCTTATAGAAGAAGACGGCAAAACAGTCTTACGCAATACCATTGATGTATCACAGGCTATAGCCAAGGCAAGAGAGGTTTCTGAAACCGGGGCAAGGGGTAAAAACATTGTTCCTCTAGGGTATATCCCTCCTGAGTATTGGAACTTTGACCCGTGGTTAAAGATGGCTAAAGAGGCAGCCCATGCCGGAGATAAGCACGAATACCAAAAGTACGTGCTGAAATTCTTTAAGGTACATCCTGAGTTTGCGGTGATTCGTGGTGCCAAGTATTGGAGTGGTGCATAAATGGAGGCATTAAGGGTGCTGCGGTTAGTGCGCCAAAAAGAGCAAGACAATAGTGAGGCAAAATATAGCGACTATGATATACAGGGCGCAGTAAATGAAACCTTGCGCTATCTGAATATCAGTCTTGCAAATAAGGGAAATGAGTACCTTCAGAAAATAGAAGTGTATGACCAAAACCTTATCAATGCGCAGATTACTGCAGAGAATGAAGAAAATGCAGAGGACGAGGAGTACATCCCTAAAGACCTTGTTGACTTTGCGGAGACAGGCGTTGCTTTGCCTGAAGATTATATATCACTGGTAGACGTTCAGAGAACTAGCGACGGCTATCATTTACATCCTGCTAGTTCGCTTTTTGAGGTCAGAAGTGATGATGGTTACGGTAAGTACATCATCATGGGTGACAAGATTTATATTAAGGGCAAGGCTTTTCAGCTTTGCTATTATCGTGTAATTCCCCCTGTAAAGGATTTTAAAGAAGACAAGATAGACCTGCCGGAGATTTGTCTTGACCCGGTAGTTAAACTTACACGTCTTGTGTTAAATAATGCAGACGTAGACACCATGACGCAGGCTGTTAATACAGCCGTCGAGCGTATAATGCCAAGGCGCAGGTACGCTAATTCACGGCAGAAAATGCCGTTCTCATTGTGAGGTGATGGTATGAAGGTCGAAGATGCGGTAGCTAGGCTGAAAACAGCTACTCATGATATTTCAGATGAATATACCACAGAAGAATGCATAGGGTTTCTTAATACCGCTATTCAGCAGGTGTGTTATCAGCTGATTGCAGGCGGTTCACCTCAGATGCTTAAACAGGTAACAGTACATAACCTAGAGTATTTGCCGGTTGATTTTGTTCGTCCGGCCGGTACGTATCCCATAAAACTAACGGGGCAATTGATTGAGTTCCTAGATGAAGATATGGAGGACTTGAAGGTTAGGTACTTTGCTACCAAGGAACCAATGGACAATACCACAGAGGATATGCCCTTTGTGCATGAGGAGATAAATGATATTGCCGTAAAGGTGGCCACGCTCATTGCGCTTAATCAGAATGAGTATGATGTGTCACAGGACAAGGCTATTATTGATGAGCTGAGGCAGGCAATTGCAACCGGTATGGCCGGATAAGGTGGTGAGGGTATGGCAGAGGAATCAAAAGCAAAAATACTGTTCGCCCCTGACCTGCCTACAGTTGTAAAAGGCGATGGTAGATATTTAATGACTATCCTGCGGCAGTTCTTAACGGAAACCGCAAGAGAAGTTAATCTTGCCAACGGCTTTACTGCAGAGGAAATAGATAGTGCTGACAAGGGTAAGATTGCAGCACCAAAAAACTTCCGGTTAATATTTGACCGCCTTGGTGGACACCTATCATGGAATCATATCTATGAAGTGGAAAGCCTAGCTTATTATGAGGTAAGGTCAAACACCAACGTTGGCAGCAATAGCGGATTGTTGGAACGTACACGGGACAATCAGTCTGACAAGCTGCCATTAACCTATGTTGGGCAAGTTTATCTGTTCGCTGTTACTAAGGACGGCAAGGTTAGTAATGGCACAGAAATTCGCTATACAAAAGCAAGGCCTGTAACCCCTGCGGATTTAGCACTCACCAAAGACCAACAGGGTACGTTGATTTCCTTTTTGGCTATTCCTTCAGACTGTATAGGTGCAAATGTATATGTCAATGAGCAACGTTTTGTATCCCCGGATAACCTTTTCCTCTATACCGGGACGGATGTAATAAAGAAAATACGAGTAGCCTATTATGACCAGTTTGGCGAAGGTGAAAGCGAAACTATTTATTGCATACTTCCTGATGTGGAAAACTTTATCGTAGAGCGCAATGGTTCACAGTTGTTCTTCTATTGGGATGCAGTACCTATTCATGCAGTACGTTATGTAGTAAAAGTTGGCGTTACCCCTAATTGGGATACGGCAATGACCATCTTTGAAACATCGGTTAATAAGCATCGGTATATTTATCCTAATGTGGGTAAATATTACATGATGATAAAAGCTGTAGACGAACATAATAATTACAGTGAAAATGCAGCCTATGTAGTTTTAGAGAACTTTGAAGATATACACAAGAATGTGATTATCTCTCTAAGCCAACTTGCTACAGGATATGCAGGAAATAAAATCAATCTATACTATGATGCATTCAATCAGGAAATAAAACTGGACACAGATGCCTTACATGGCGAATATATTATACCGGTGGAGTTACCTCAGAGGTACAGGGCAAGGAACTGGTTTGATTACAAGGTAATTGGTGAAACAGACAGTAACCTTGTATGGGAGGATTTAACATGGCCGTGGGATAGCAACGAGGCTGCTATAACAACATGGAACGGCGTTTTAGGCGACTTGAATGGTGTACAGGTAACTCATGAGATAGCACGGTTTACTGGTGCTGACCAAGACAACATTGTAGAAGTGTTTAGCATGGACAATGATGTAGATGGCGCAAAGGGAACAACAGCTGCGGTGTCCCGTCATGTTGATGACTTCCGTTCCGGAAGATGGCATGAAGGACTATTTATAAGTGACTTAACAAAGTTGTCTTATGAGGTGACTATCCCAAGGCGGTTTACAATCTGCTTTAACTTGACAATGAATCAAGTAATGGAAGATTGTCTAATCATGACCTTTAAGGGCACTGGTGGAAGTTTAGTATTGTCATACGATTCAACTGTTGGTGCGTTTGTCTTACGTGGTAGCGATGGCAAAGATATTATATTGCCAGTGAGTGTTAAGGAACGTGATTGGATTACCTTTGCGATAAGTCAATCTGACAACGTAAGAGAGTTGTTTGTTCATTCCTTCGGCTATAACAAGTATTGGCATGGACGGTTAGACGTTGTGCCTGTGGGTGTTTTTACGGAGCTATATTGTTCTCCGGCGTTATGAGGTGATAATGATGAAAGTAAAAGATATTTTAGAACGCTTGGTTAATAAAAATGGCAAAGGTGAAGGGCTGAAGTTGCACGGCTCTTTTACCGGTATTCTTCGGCATCCGGACGGAAGTGTTGAGGTTCGCAGAAAAGATAATCTGATTCTAAATGTGGGCTTTGATTTTGTAGCGGATGCGATTGGCAATGGTACGACAAGACCGGATGTTATGGCTTATACCGCTGTAGGTACTGGCACAACAGAAACGGACGCGACGCAGACAGGACTTGTTACGGAGTTGGCTCGTAAGGCGGCTACGTATGCTCATACGGCTGGCACTAAGGTTTTTACCTTCACTACGATGTTTGCTGCAGGAGAGGCAACGGGAGCAATCACAGAGGCCGGCATTTGTAATGCGGCAACTAATGGTATTTTCCTTGACCGTGTAACCTTTGCTGTTATCAATAAAGGTGCTGACGATACATACGAGTCTCACTTCCAGTTTACACTTTCGTAATGTGAGGTGGTTGGCATGGCTACGACTTCTCAGTCAACGCTGCGTGCATATTACACTTGGGGGGATTCGGAGTTTAGTTGGGAGGCTCCACAAAGTGGTGCCTTTTTTGACCGGTTCGGTATTTATGACCATGAATCAACTACTACAGAAACAGTAAATGTTGCTGATAGCAGAACTAATAACATTAGCAAGTGCCATAACACTATCATTGGAATAGGCGATGTGGTAACGACAAATGTTGTTGCTAAGCTCTCAGAAATCGTTTTGCTAAGTGAAACGTATTGGGATAATATACGTTATCTTATGCACTTTGTTGAAAATCTACAGTTTAATGATGGGGTAACATTCATCGTCAATAAAAATAACAAAGAAAGCCTTGTTATAACTGAAAAGCGTAGTGCCAACCTGTCTAAACCTGTAAGCGAATTGCTTGTTATGTCAGAATTGTTCCTGCATAAGTTTGCAGCATTCAGACAACACAATGAACTTGTGTGGTTGGATGAAACATTCACGCAGACACCCGGCAAGATAAGCAGTGAGTATTTGACCATTGCAGAGGATGTTTCGCATGACAATATAAAAGCGATAAGCGAAGTGTTAAATATGGCCGATATGCATACGCATAAGTCTAAAGTAAAACGTACCATCAGTGAGGCTATAAATGTTTTAGAGAGGTTTTCATCAACTTATGGCGACTATCAAGAAGAATCATTTAAGTTGATGGATGCTTTTCTAAGGGCTTGCCAGGGCGTGATTGCTGATGTTGGTATCTATGATGACAGTATTGAACTAGACGACTTCCTAAAGATGATAAAGCAGCCTAGTGGATATGAGCCGTTTATACCGTATGTCGTGGGCGAATACGAATACGAAAAAGCCTTGGTACGATTATTAGTAAAAGCAGGCAGTATGGGAAGTCAGCCGGCCATCTATGATGCCGTTGTCAATGTAGATATTGATGATACTATTGACCGAGGAACGGTTGATATAACGGACACTAGCGCAGCTACAAAGGTTTACTTTAATAAGCATTACTATACTAAGCCGGAAGTGAGTGTTACTTTGCAAGGTGGTAATACGGGTGATGGTACTATAACGCCAAGGATAGGTGCTATTTCTAGTGATGATGACGGATTCTATTTCACGGTGGAACTTATAAAGGGTGATGGTACACGTGCCCAAGGGCGTGTTACTTGGAACTCAGTAGGATATTAAGAAGGTGAAAGTATGCAGAATTACAAAGAAATAAATGCTCAGGACTACGTTAGTGCTAGCCGAACAACTATTAACGATAACATAAAAACATTGATGTCTAATAATTCCGGTACTGAGTTTCCTACTTCAAACTTATTTGAAGGGATGAAATGTTACCGGACAGACTTAAAAAAGACGTATACGCTAAAGGATGTTGAGCAGCAGACATGGGAAGAAGATGGCTTAGCGGAGGCGTTAGCGGATGCTGTAACCATTGCAATTACCGGAGGGGCAACGGGAACGCCAACAGTCTTTGACGGAAGTGGTAACATTTCTATTCCTGTTACATCGTTAGACGCAACAAAGCTCACAGGCACAGCCCCTATAGATATCACTGGTAATGCAGCAACAGCTGCCACTGCTAATAGTGTGGCATGGAGTGGAGTTACGGGGAAAAGTAACGCAACACAATCGGCAGCAGGGCTTATGTCAGCTGCTGATAAGAAAAAATTAGACGGCATAGCCGCAGGTGCAAATGCCTATTCTCTACCAACCGCTTCTAGTTCTACATTAGGCGGTGTAAAAACTGGTTCGAACATCACAAATAGCAGTGGTACAATTTCGCTGTCAAAAACGAATGTAACAAGCGCATTGGGTTATACCCCACCAACTACGAATACTACATATAGCACTGGCACCGCATCATATTCAGGAATCACAAAATTATATACAAGTGTTGGCGATAATACCGATGGAACAATGACACAAAAAGCTATCAAAGCTACTGTCGGAAAGGGCTATTTGACCGCCAGTTACTATAACGCTAACACAGGTGATTGGTATAGAGTCTATAGCGATGGTTGGGTCGAGCAAGGTGGCTTGAGGGAACGTACTGCCTCGACAACCTACCCGGAGACTGGAACAATTACCTATCTTAAACCGTTTAAATCCAACAAACATACAATTACAATCGGTCAAAATCGTAGCAGTTACTATGATTATTATCCTAGTGTTTTTGTCTCAAAAACAACAACAGGATTCAGCTATTCTGACACGAATTATGCCGCGCCAGACTCATATCGTGGTTTTGATTGGATGGCTTGTGGCATGGGTGCGTAGTCACAAGGAGGGATAACATGATAGGCAAAAAACTCTACAAAAACAACGCTGACGATATGGCACATTACACCGATACCGCCATTTGGTGTAATGCTAACAATGCACATATCGAGGACAAAGGGCTTTATTACGAAGTCTGCGAGAACAATATTCCCAAACCGACAACGGACGAAAAAATTGCACAGCTTGACGCAGACTACACGGCGCAGAAACAGGAACTTGTAAACGAGTACACCGACGCTCTTATTCACGGAGACACGGACGCGCAGGAAATCGTGAAACAGGAAATGACCGCACTTGACAAGTGGTATGACGAGGAGTACCGCAAAATCGAAGAAGAAGCGGAGGGTGAATAACATGGCAATTGTCAGCAAGAAGTGCATACGGTGCAGAAAACCTATGCGCAATGATGGTACAGTCGAACAGCCTAAGTGGGTATGCAATAATCCCAAGTGCGTCAAGTATGTACCGCCGACGCAGGACAATACACACGGTCAAGAGGTGATTGAAAATGGACAATGAAAAACAGAGTAGAGAAATTGAACGAATGATTATAGATTACTGTAGAAAAACAGACTGTATGAAATGCCCTAGAGAGGAAAGTAATGAGCACCCATGCTTTACGATTGCATTAGGGCTAGGAGATGAAAAGAAAGGGGAAGACGTAAATGCAGTACAAACTGAACAATGATTTTACCGCCCTGACAGAAACAGGCGGTATTTTTTATGTACAGCCGGGTTACAGCGTGGAGATTTCAACGGGTGAATCTACGCCGGATAAAGATAGCGGATTTGTCGTTGAAGGCGGTAAGCCTGTTTCCTATACGGGCAGTGGTACGGTTTACGCACGGGCAACGGGTACTCATGCGGTACTTAACGTTGTGGCAGGTTCTTTGAGTTAAGAGGTGGCATTATGCGCAGACGGGCAAAGCATGAGGCTATGCAGTTAAACTTCAATGATTTTTCCGGTGGAATAAATGTAATGTCTGCCGGTGATATGATTGCGATGAATGAAATGCAGAGCTGTCAGAATCTATGGTTTATAACAAATCAACGCAGCCTGTCCCCACGTGGTGGAATTTCTGCGCCAATAGTAAACGTAGGAGAGGAAGTCAAGTCCACGTATTACGATATTGACACTAATACATTATTAGTATTTGCCAATTCCGGCAGTATATATCGTGTGGTGTCGATGGAATCAGCAGAGCTTATTGGTAGGCTTACCGGCAATGCCGCTCCTGTTTGTGCTAAGTTTCAGGATAAGGTATGGATAGCAAGTGGAGATAAGCTACAGTATTACGATTTTGCTACAACAGATAGCATATCAACTGTTATGACAAGTCCTGTCTGCGATATTGTATTTCAACGGTTCTCACGTTTGTGTGTGTCACAAACAGGGCTTGACCGTATAACATATTCTGCTGTTGGTGATGGCACAGTATGGACTTCTGATGATAACGATGAATCAACAAGTCAGTGGGTTGATGTTGGCTATGGCGATAGTGGCGACATTATAGCTGTGGCACCGTTGGCATCAGACTTGATGATAATAAAAAACAACGGCATGATTTATCAGCTTACAGGTGATGCGGATATTTCCTCATGGGCGATTTATCGAATTGCTACAGAAACGGATGCTGTAGGCAGGCAGGCTGCTATACCGGTAGGCAATGATGTAATATTTGTATCCCGTAGTGGATTGAAGTCGTTGCATACAACAATGGACTACGGTAATATTGCCACTCAGGATATAGGCGAAAAGTTTAATATCTTGGTGAGAACTTCACAGTATGAGCCTAAGCTATTCCACTTGCGCCGGAGGAAGTTATTACTAATAAGACCTACGGCAGATTGGAAATATCTTATCGCATATAATTATGCGGTGGGAGCAGCCACTACACTAAAGTTTGCAATGCCGATAGTGGATATTGTGGAGACATTAGATAAGGTTGTAGTGGCATCAGGGAATAGTCTTTATGAGCTGTCAGAAGAAAGCCTTAGCGACAACGGGGAGCCGATAGATTTTGTCATGCGGATGAAAGATACGATTAGCAACGATGAGATTATCGCTCGAAGTTTGGATACAGATATGACAGCAAGCCAAGCAGGAAATGTTGATTTGCGAGTAGACAATATGCATGTAACCATGCCAGCCAATTCTCGACGCAAGGTGCGGTGCAATCATTCTACACCCAAGTTGGAAGTGGAGCTGACCAGTCAAGTGCCTTTTTATCCTAAGCATATTGCTGTGGAGGTGGCAGACTTATGAGTTTTGATGAGTGGGTAAATGTTTATAACAGCAAAAATCCACAAGACCCATTTAAAAGGGATGAGCACAAAATGCTAATGTTTGATGAAGACAAAGGATTTTGTGAAGTAGTCTTTGATGATGGTATGGTTTTTATTGGGCAGGTGTGCGGTGATGCTCGTTATTGGCTGAGGCATATTGAAGAAGTAGCACGTCAAATTGGGATTACCCGTGGTGGTACAGTTAATATCCGGTCGCAGATATTAGCGTATATCAGACTTTTTGGGTATAAACTCACAGAGGTTATAAACTTGCCGGATGGAAATAAGCAATATTTAGCGACACATAAAAGTACGGGGAAGTGGTTAAGAGCTTCCCCGGCTTTTGTTTATGAAGATGGTAAGGTCGCCTACGGTGTGACGTGGGAGATATAGGACGGTGATAACATGAAATTTATAATGGATTTACAGCTCTTTGGCGGTGGCAAAGGTGGTAGCTCAACAACTAATGTACAGTCCTATACGCCTACAGCCGAAGAGATACGTTTACAGAAGCAGGCCGCCGATTATTCAGAGGCTGTGTCACCTAATGCGCTGGAACTGAATAACTACGCTATGAACCTGCTGAAAGACTCTTTGGGCACGGTTCAGGTAGACTATAACACCATAAATAAAAATGCTCAGAATCAGATTAACAATGCTATGGGCAATATGGCTGCGTTGGCAGGCAGTAACAATGCGTCCAACGCAGCGGCAAATAATGCGCTAGGAAATATCAGCAATCAGACAGGAACGCTTGCCGGATTAACAGCTCAAAACTATGGCAACCTTGCAGCAGGAAATATCCCTAGTGCTTATCAGGCAGCTATGGAAAACAGCATTAAGTCTGCACTTGACAATACTATGGGCAAGACTATCAGTAGTCTTGGAAATAGAGGGGTACTCAATTCTTCCGTAACGTCTAGTGCTCTGAATGATATTGAACGTAATGCGGCCAATACTGTAGCTCAGCAATACCAACAGAATATTAACCAGTCAGCAGACTTGCTCGGCAGACAAAGTGATACCCTTGGTAGTGCGCTTGGTCAGCAGGCACAGTATGCACAACAGCAATTTGAAAATACTCAAAATAACAATTCGCAGAACAGCGGATTGTATAGCAATCTTATTAACAGTGCTGCTCAGCCTATTGCAACAGCGGCGGCCGCTCAGGAGGCAGCAATTTCCCCGGCACAGAGTTTGTGGAGTTCTTCTCTTGGCTTAAACGGTGCAAGTTTGGGGGCATTAAATGCAGCCTCCGGAAAAGGAACTACTACTTCTACTCAGACCATGAGCGGTGGTGGTGGAGGATTCTTCTCCGGACTTCTTGGTGGTATTGGCTCTGGCCTTGGTGGGGCATTGTTCTGTTTCCCTGCCGGTACTAAGATTTCTATGGCTGACGGTACGGAAAAGGATATTAAACATATTCATGAGGGCGATGAAGTCCTTAGCGATGACGGCTCTAAAGTTACTGTTATCGAAGTAATGAAACCGCATTATAACGATGTATATAACATTATCTGCGAAAACGGCCATACCAGCACGACGCTCAGTCAGCCGTTAATGAAACCGGACGGCGAATATATTCTTGCCGGTGATTTGAAGATTGGTACTGAGCTGAAACGTGTTGGCAAGGTAAGGAGTCTTGTCTACAGTGGGGAACGAAAGGTATACGACTTCAAGACAAGTGATGATAATAATTACATTGCTGATGGCTTTGTGGCTATGGGTGGCGATGGTTCGATATGGGGAGGCGGCAACTGATGGCAGGCTTTTATGAAACTCTACTTGCTTACCAAAATGCATCCCCTAATTATGCTTTCCCGGAAACAAGGGGCGTTTTTGGACAGGCAGCAACTACTCCCAGTATTGTGGCAATGAGCAACGATAATATCAATAACATACGAAATAGTGTGAACAACATACGAAATAGTGTGAACCAAGCGCAGAATGCATTTAACGCCGCACAAAAGAAATATAGTGAATTGCTCTCTGCTCAGCCACAGCAGTATGCATACGGTAACGAGCGCGATTACGATAGATTCGAACAGCTAAACCTAATAAACAACCCTGCGTATAAAACATGGAAAACAAGTTTAGATAATGAGCAGGCGAATATGAATAACGCTCGTACAGCCTTGCAAAAGAATCAGACTGAATTACAAAGTGCCATTGCAAGACAGGGGGCGCAGATTGCTGCCGGGCAAGATGCGGTTAATTGGGGCTTAGCTGCAAAGGCGGCAGAACAACAGGGCTTACAAAACGCTATGCAGGCATATAGGCAGACGATGGCAAATGAAGGCGCACGAAACGCGATTATGAACGCAGCTATTAGTACAGTTAGTGGAGGTGGTAGGTAATGGCACGTCAACAGATTATGGGCGGTGGATATACGTCGTTAGCGGAAGAAAAGAGAAATGAGCGAGAGGCCGCAAGAGAAAAGAAAATGAGGGATATGTTTCAAGCGGCAGCTGTTGCTAGTCGTATGAACGACCAAACCGCTATAGGTTTTGGCTTAGGTGCATTGCTTGCTAACAATTGGGATAAATGGTTCGGTGGTGGCAAAGGTAACAACAGTAATAATAATGCCAACGGCAACAACGGGCAGTATGATTTTTCGCTGAGCATGGCTACCGCTAAAGACCCGGTGCAAATGGCGGCGGCAGCAGGGGATAAGAATGCGCAGTGGGTATTAAATCATAATCAACCAGCATTTAGCTTGGTGGACGTAGTACAAAATCCTGCATCTATTACAGCTAGACCTATGCCGGATAATCTTACTGTCAATGGTGTCAATCCGCAGGCACCGGCAGAAATGACGTATCAGGCAGGAATCCCCTTTACACAGCAGACCATTAACGGGCAGGTTGTAACTGACCCCAACAAGGCTATGATGGATAGCAATGTGAACCCGGCAAACTTTGCAAACTTTGCTAAAAGCGTTGGTGCATCAACATCCCCGTTTAGTAGTGCGCAAAACTATCAACTAGCAGATACAGACTGGTTAAATAAGAAATATCCGTGGGAGGTGCAGTAAATGCCTAACTTTCAATTAGCAGACTTCAATGCCGGTGTTGACCCTAACTCTGAATGGGCAAAACAGGCAGCCGCACAGGTTATGCAGGCGCAGGCAGCACCTCAGATGGTTGCAACACAGGAGGCAAATCCTGTAGCAGTACAGCAGACGGCACCTCAGCCCGTAGCAATGCCTAACAACAACGGCCTAGCTGCAAAGGCTGCAGGTGTGCTTACACCGCTTGACGATGCAGGCAGGGCACTTGCCTCTCAGATTGCGCAGTTTAAAATGAACTATGACGCAGCTCAGGCAGCAGGTGATACCGCAGGTATGGCACAGGCACATGCCGGAGCAGAGGCGTTGCGTAATGCAGCAGGCAAGTACGGTGTAGACCTTTCCCGGTTAGGAGCAAACGACAGCACAGAGGCGTATAAGGCAATGTTACAGGCCGACTATGCTAAGGGTGTGGCTGACGTTGCTAACATGCTGACACCGCAGGAATATTACCAACAGCAGATTCAGCAGAATATGGCAAACGGAATGTCTCGTGGACGGGCTGAAGAAAGTGCCCTTGGTGCATTAGAGGCATACGAGGGCAAATATCGCCGTACACTTGGCAATGCTTTTGCACGTTATGGAGTCAATGACCAAGGCGAAATGAATCGCTTTGGTGCGCAGATTGCAAACCTCCTGTATGGTCAGAATCCGCAGAGTGTTGCACTCTATGACCAGTATTATGCAAACCCCATGCAACAGTGGAAGTTTGATAAGAACATGGAAGTACAGGATAAGCTCTATGGTCAGAAACTTGACTTCGGTCAGCATCAGTTTGAGTGGAACCGGGATTTGAACAATGACAAGTTTAACTTCCAGTTGCAGTTACAGAAGAATCAAGGCGACGTGCAGAAAACCATAACGGAAATGAAGTTGTATTATAGTGGCTTAGAGGCTGATAAACAGCGTCAGTTCTTGCTTGACAATCCTGCACTTGCACCACTTATTAACGGTGGCAAGGCAAGTGGTAAAGGTACAGGCTTATCTAAAGAGCAGAGCCAAAACATTCAGACGATAAAGAATCTGATAAGCCAAGCAAGAGAAGACGTTGCTTACGGAAAAGAGAGAGCTAAGGATGGCGACGCTTTGGTTAAGTTGCAGGAAACAGTAAACGACCTGTTTAGTAAAGGCAAGATTGACCAAGAGACAAGAGATATGGCCATGACGGAACATTACAAGCTCAATAAAGACCGCCAACGTAAATGGCAAAATGTAAACTATGCAGACAAAATGCCTGATTAAAGAGGGGATGAATACAAATGTCAATCATGAGTGATGAGTTATCGAAACAGTTAGGAGATAGGAGTGCTTGGGAAGAATACGCCTTAGCACGATTCCCTCATGTTGGTGTTAATTATAATGACCAAAATTGGGCAGGCGTTGTAGCTGATGCGTTGGCGGCCGGTACTGGTGCTTTTGCGGAAACTGGTGCCCACTTAGCTAACGACCTTACTGGCAACAGAGAAGGCGACCCTATGGGGTGGAATGCTATTGCCGATTGGGGTAAGGCTACTAGAGAACGCAATACGCATGATTATACGCCAGGTTCGGCTCGTTATTATGCAAGTACAATGGCACAGGCACTCCCTGAAATGGGAGCGGATATGGCTGCAAGTATGGGAGCAGGCGCATTGGCAGGGCTTGCATTGGGCCCACAAGCGGCAGCCGCATCCTCTGCATTGAGAGGGGCAGCAACGGCAAGTAAATGGGGAAAGCGTGCGCTTGACTTCTACAACAGTGAGAAGAAACTTGCAAAGGCAGCACGCTTTTTGACTCCTGCCGCTGAGAACGTTCCGGCATGGGCAGCAGCTACAGCCACGGGCATGGGGCTTGAAGGTGCCTTTGAAGGCCAACGTGCTATGGATGATTACATCGAGGAGGCAAAACTTAACGGTACTTATGTTCCCGGTCAGACGGAAAATGAGGCACGTAACCTGCGCTGGAACGTGTTTAAGGATAATCAACTTTTGCTTGGCGGTACTAATGCTCTTGAAAACGCTCTTATCTTTGGCAAGGGCAAGGGGTTGATGAATGGATTAAAACGCTTGGCTGTAGCCTCCGGCATTGAAGGTTTTGAAGAAGGCGCACAGCAGATTATTCCAAAAGCTGAGCAGGGGAAGGATTGGAGCGTCACTGACCGTGATGTATTGGAATCCGCTGCTATTGGTGCTCTGATGGGGGGCGGTATGCATCTTGCAGGCCGTGGTATCCGTCACGCTTTTCCAAATGCTTTTGGTGATAGCTATGATAGCAGTGATACTCCTAACCCAATGACTGACCCTGCACGCACGAAAGAGCGAAACAACGATGTACCTCTCCCCGGCAACATCGACTACACCGAGGCTGACCCGTCAGATATTGTCAACGATTGGCTGAGCAAGCAGGCAGGTTTTGGCAATGTAAACGCTAATGTGAATACGCCACAAGCACAGCAGGGACAGACTCCTTCCTTGCCACAGGGCGTGGAAGTTAGTGGCGAAAACAGCCTTGATGGGTTTGATAAACGCTTTGTTTCTAAATGGGAAAGCAAGCCGGGAGCAACTGACCTTGCAGGCGTTCAAAAGTCTGTAAAGAATGCTTTCAATGCGGCTATTGCTGAATATGGTGATAGTGTAACCCTTACTGGTGGAGCAGAAAAAGGCTACCATGCAGGAGGAGCAGAAGGCCATGAAGGTGGTTGGAAGATAGACGTTGATAAAGCATCAGTCAAAGACCCACAGAAATTCCTCCAGGCAATGGCTAAACATGGTTTTAAGGTCGGTGATGAAGGCGACCATTTTGACCTGTCAGGCCATGCTAAAGGCGGCGTGGGTGGTACTGTAGTTGCTACGCCGGACACGTTCATTAGTGACGGTGGGCAGGTAACACAGCCTGCAACGGGTGGTCAGCGTGAAGGCCATGCAAACGCTTGGGCAATTACTGACGTGTTCCGCAAGGCAGGCTATAACGATGAGGCTATTGCAGGCATCTTAGGCCGTGTTCAGCAGGAGCACAACTTTGATACTAGCGATGTGCCTGAGCATGAAGAAGAAGGAATGCATGTAGGCGGTTATGGTATGTTCCAGTGGAACGGTGGCCGTACTACAGCCTTCCTTGAATGGGCAAAACAGAACGGCAAAGACCCACAGAATCCGACGACACAGGCAGAGTATGCCTTGAAAGAGGCACAGGAGCGTGGTATAACGCCGGATAAAATGAATAAACTTTCCGCAGAGGAGGCCGCTGACCTTTGGACTAGCGATTGGGAAGTAGGTAGGCCGGGCAGTGAACGGCAGTATGCCGGTGAATGGCGTGAGCGTCTTAAAAAAGGTGGCACGGCACCGACAATTTCAACGCAGGACTTCAGCAATATCTTAGGCAATCACATGATTGACTTTGCTGGCAGTGAGGACGACAACCTCACCAATTCCTATCAGCGTATCATGGATAACCTTGATGATGGTGCTAAGTCTGTATTGGCTAATCGTTTTACCAATATGTACAACGAGGATGGCACCTTTAATAACACGGCTGAAAATCGTCAGGCGTTAGCGCAGGATGAACAAGGTGCAGAGCTTATTCGTTCTGCCGCAAACACTTTTGCACCTCAGCTTATTGCACCTATGGTGGATAAAAACGGGCGTATCAGTAAGCAGGCCGTCAAGGATTACTTCACGCCTCAGATTGCCGGGGTTAATATGCACTTCCTAAAGGACGCTATTAAAAATGACAAGCTGAACGATGCGGAAAAGGTGGCAGTATTGCAGGCTGCCAACATTCAGATAAATATTCCTCAGCCACAAAAGACTGATACGGAACAGGCAAAGTATGTCAATGACTTACAGAAAGCTATTGACTCTCGTGACTTCGGCAAGATTTACAGCCTTATGCCCAACGAGACAGCAAAGGCAGTAGCAGGAGTTCGTCAGCCTGAACCAACGGCACAGCCTGCTATGGCAGTTGTTGCGCCGGAACAGGCACCGGCACAGGAGCAAGCACCTTCTCCCGTAGAACAGCCACAGGAAGTACCACAGGCTCAACCGGTAGAACAGTATAACCCGGATACGGCTCAGAATGCACCACAGCCCGTACAGGGCACGCCTTCACCACAAGGACTACCAAGTGTACCAACGGAACAGGAAAACGCTCAGACGGCGCAACAGGTGGCAAATAAGGCACAGCAGATAGCAAATGTTCAGGGGCAGGACTTCAACACTCGCCTTGCGGAATTGCAGGCTATGCCTTTAGGTCAGTTGGAGCAGTTAGGTCAGCAGGCACTCAATGCTATGCAACAGGCAGGTTTGCCAGTCAATGAGTCGTTAGCTAATGGCCTTGCAGCAGGCCAAGAGAATGCTATTGCTCTTGCCGAAAGTAAGTTGGCTGAGGCAGGTGTTGCAAATAATGCAACAACCACTATGGAACAGGTTCAGCCAGATGTCGCTTCGCAAGCGACAAAGGCAATTAAGCAGTTCCGTGAAAAGGCAGCTAAGTTGGTTGAACAGTACCGCGATGATAAAGTCACCTATGAAGAATCTATTTCTAAACTAGAGGAAATGTATATCACGGCAGATAATTCCGCTAAGACCAAAGCGGAGCATGATGCGGCTGCACAGACATTCCTTAGCGCAGGTGAAAAACTTGAACATGTTCGGCAGGAAAAAGAATCTGAACCGCAGAAACTCGACTATTCTAATATGAGTCTTGATGAACTGAAAGCAGAACGTCAGCGACTTATTGATGAGGAAGTCGAACGGATGAACCGCAATCCCGGTGGCAAAGGAACAAATAACGGTTATACTTACAATGACCGTGGTGAAATCAACGGGCGATATGGTGAGAGCCTTAATCCTCAGTGGTATCAGGACGCTTATGCAGAGTTAGGCCGCAAGCCACGGAAGAAGGAATATCCTGATATTGCGCTGAAGAATCTTCAAAAACACCAAGAATTTGCAGAGCTTGAAGATGCTATTGCCGCAAAAGAAAAGGAAAGTGCAAGCAATGAACCTTCCAGCCAGAGAGAGAAACTGGAAAAGGTGTATCATTGGTTCAAGGATAGGTATGACGCATATTTGCAAGACAAGGTAAAAAGCAACCTTGAAATGTATGTGGTTAATGATAAAGACCAGGAGTTCTTAAAGTCGTTAGGGATAAATGTTAATTCAATTGTGATGCGCTCTGAAGCTCCTAAAGTAATAAAGGAGTTGGAGAAAAAACTCAATGAAATGACGGGGACTCCAAAACAGGAAGCGTCTACTAAATCTGCAAAATCCCAAAAGGCATCTACAAAAAATAATAAATCCAATAAGGAGACAACGCCGGAAACGGAGAATCCTTTTGGCGACTTAGATGAAACTTTTGCTGACCTTGCAAAACAGGCAGGAATTACGCCGATTGAGCAGGAAAAAGCAGAGCCGAAGGCGAAGTCTACCACTAAGAAGAAAGCAAAGAAAAAGCGTAACATGGGCTTGTCGGATACTTCCAAGGAACGGGAAGAAGAACTAAAGAAACAGTTATCCGATGCCTTAAAAAAGAGCAGGAACCGTCTCAACTCTACGCCGGTTATTTTTGACCCTGATGTAATTGTACCTGCGTTCAACCTTGGGCGTTTGTATGTACAGCGTGGGGCAGAGAACTTTGCTGAGTATGCACGGGATATGATTAACGCTGTAGGTGACAGTGTTCGTGGATGGCTGCGTCCTGTTTGGGAAATGATTGAGAACTACCCGGACGGCAAGAATATTGATGAGTCGCTTGTTATTCCTGCTTTCCGTTATGTTGGCAGTTTCATGCACAGCAAACCGCAGGCAACCTATGATGAAGTGCGTGTTGACTTTGTAAAACGCGCCGGTGAAGATACGGCAGCGAAGTTTGACGACCTGCTTAAACTGGCCTATAGTGGTGCGTATAAATTCTACAACGGCAACGAGGAGGTAACGGACAATGAGCTTAATGACAGCTCCCGACAGAATCCTGCACGGGATAGCGAAGGGAACAATCAAGACGAAGTGGGGGCAGTACATGGCGATGGAGAATCCGTCAGCCGGGGAGGACAAGGAGTACAACCGACTGGAAAAGATTCACGGTCACAACATAGCGGCAGCGTTCACGGACGTAGCTCCACTGGTAGCCGAAAGACTAGCGATAGCGGAGTACAAGGAGGCGAATCCGGACGAGGAGATAGGAATGATAGCACCGGAGGTAAACAGCTTACAGGAAGCCGCCGAGATAGCTATGATAGACCGGCAGTTGACGACGGCAGAAACGCAGAAAGTTTTGGAACTACTAAAAACAGACCCGTCGATGGAAGAAATAGTGGGCACAAAACAGAAACAGTAAAAGTCAATAAGGACTCTTTTAAGGCAGGGGACAGAGCTCAGATTGCTGGTTCCATGCCTTTTCTTATGAAAGAGCAGGTTGACGATGTTGTTAAGGCTGACACCCGTCTGTATGCCAAAGATGGCGAAGGTATGATGTTCACCAACGGCACCGGTACAGGCAAGACCTTCACAGGCTTAGGCTGTATCAAGCGTGCTGTACAGCAGGGCAAAAAGAATATCCTCATTATCGCACCGACTGACAAGGTTCAGAATGATTGGATTACCACCGGCAAGGGATTCTTTGGTTTGGATATTTCCAAGTTGGAGAATACCACGGATGCAGGAGAAGGTATTGTTATTACCTCTTACGAGAATGTAGGCGCGAATAACAAACTTGTTAAGCGTGATTGGGATATGATTGTCACGGACGAATCCCACAAACTTATGCAGGGTGAGAAGGGCAACCGCACCAAGGCATTAGAAAATGTCCGTGCCATGACTTACCATGCTGATGGGTTGCGTGAACGCTTTGAACGTCTCCATGCAAAAGAGTATGACCGTTTGGCAGAACTTCGCGGTAAGGCATCCGATAAAGAACATCCGATTACTGCAGCGGAAAAACAGGAACTTGAAAAGCTCCAAGCCAAGCTGATTAAGGAACAGGAAAAGGCTGTGGCTGAGTGGAAACAGATACCGCAGGCCGATAAACCGAAGGTGCTTTTCCTGTCAGCAACGCCGTTTAGTTATGTGCCGGATATTGATTATGCGGAAGGTTATCTATTCCACTATGACCGCAAGAAGAATCAGAACGGCGGTTACAATCAGCCGGATGCGTATGGCGATTTCCTTATCAAGCACTTTGGTTATCGTATGCGCATGGGCAAGCTGACAAAACCGGACGCTGATGTAAATAATGACCTCATGGAAATTAACTTCAACAAGTGGTTGAAAGACCAGGGCGTGCTTTCCGGTCGCAAGCTGAAGGTAACTCCTGACTATGAACGTGGTTATTTGTTAGTAGATGGCGGCGTAGGCAAGCAGATTGACGAAGGCATGAAGATTGCTACAGAACGGGGCGTATCTGACAGCGACCAAAAGTATGGCAAGCTGCATGAGCTTTTTGAGAATAAACTTAAAGGCAATCGTACACGCTATCTGTTGGAGGCTATTAAGGCTAAAGAGGCCGTAAGCCTCATTAACCAGTACGTCAAGGCTGGCAAAAAGGTAGTAGTATTCCATGACTTCAAGAAGAATGAGGCAGAGAATCCCTTTGTACTCACGGATGAAGATTTCAAGTATATGGATGAGGTGGATAGAAACACCGCTAGACAACAATATGCGCGTTTCTGCAAAGACCACCCGGAACTTTTGAACCTTAACCTTGACGATTTGCAGTCACCGATTGAGCGTTTTACTGAAGTGTTTGGCGACTCAATGCGTATCTTTAATGGTGATATCCCCAAGAAGAAACGCGAGAACGCTGTACGTGAGTTCCAAGATGATAGCAGCAAGGTAAATATTATCTTGTGTCAGCGTGCGTCTGCTAAGGAAGGTATCTCTATGCACGATACCACTAGCAAGCACCAGCGTGTACTTATCGACTTAGGGCTTGCTACTCGCCCGACTGACCTTATCCAAGGGGAAGGCCGTATTTATCGTACAGGTGTTGTTACGGATGCAATTATCCGTTATCTCAATACTGGAACGGATATGGAAAAACGTGCCTTTGCCTCTACGATAGCAGGGCGTGCATCCACGGCTGAAAACCTGTCTATGGGTGAGGAGGCAAGAGCATTACGTAATGCCATCGTCGAGGGCTTTATGGAGTCGATTGACGGTGACTCATGGAAGAAGTACCTGCCGAACAGTAAGACGGAAGGCAAGGGCGGTAAAGAGCGTGACGCAAAACTCATGGACGGTGTAAGCCCGTATGAGGCTGCAAAGTCAGATTACTTTGCTAATCAGAAGAAGAACAGCCGGAACAAGGCGCAGGAAGGTATTGACTACTTCCCCACGCCGGAACCGATTGGCTTTAAGATGGTTGAGTGGTTGGGGCTGAAACCCGGTGACAGAGCACTTGAACCGTCAGCAGGACATGGTGCTATCTCCCGTTACTTCGGTGCCGAGACACGCAATACCATCGTTGAGCCTTCTCCTGAGCTTGCAACGCTTGCCAAGATGCGACTGAACGGTGGCGAGACGGCAAAGGTTGTTGAAGACCGTTTTGAAAACTTGGATATTCACAATAAGTATGAAGGTATTGCAATGAATCCTCCGTACGGTGTAGGTGGTAAGACCGCCTACGAGCATGTAGCAAAAGCCTTTGACCACCTTGCAGACGGTGGCCGACTGATTGCTATTGTGCCGGATGGACCTGCTGCCAATAAGCGATTGGAAAACTGGCTGTACGGTGATGGCACGAAAGCTAATCCCGGTCAGCCTAACGCAGCATTGTTGGCTGAAATCAAACTGCCACAGGTTGCTTTCAAACGTGCAGGCACAAGTGTAGCTACTAAGATTCTGATTATCGACAAGTACAATTCCCCTGCCGATTTTGCAGAAATGGAGCGCAGACAGATTGAAGAAGGTATTGACAGCCTTGACTTGACAGGTGTCAAAGACATCAACGAACTGTTTGACAAGCTGGAAAATGTGCGTACGCCGGAGCGTGTTGGTTCGGATATTCCCCGTCACTTCACTAACAGTACGAATAAGAAGGGCAATCCTTCGCGCAAGTACATCACTTTGCCGGACGATACCAAACTGCTAGACGATACCCGTTTGCGTGAATTGGCGTATAACAATCGTGGTACCCGTGATATGCGCGGTGGTTGGTATGAGTTCTTCAACGAAAATGACCGTGCTAAGTTTGTTAAGGCCGCTAACAAATATCTTGCAGGGCAGGAAACATTGGCAGCCGAACAGCAGGAAATTGTTGACGAGACACTGACTCCTACGCAAACGGAACACTTTGAGGGTGGCGAATTTGAAGGCAGTCCGAAAGCAAGTATCAAGGGATACATTGACCGAAAGACTGTTTACCCGTCGATTAAATCTATCGCCCAGGAACACGGCGGTAGATATTCAAAAGGTGCTAGAGGCTTTATATTTGATGATGCCGCTGAACGTGACCAATTCTTGCAGGAAGCAGAGGCGTTCATGGGGAAAGGAAGTTACTCAACCGCAAACGGTAGAGCCTTAACCGAAGATGAACGTGATGAACTGTGGAGTAAAACAGCGGTAGAAATCAACAATGATATGCTGACACCTGCTGAACGTGAGTTGCAGGAAATGGCTAAGACTATGGGGGCAACGCTTAAATTTGTTACTGCCGACCCTCGCCTGCAAGGTAAGTATGCTGGCGGTGTAAGTTATATCAATCGCAACGCCAAGGCATCCGCCTCTTGGATAGCATGGCATGAAATGTTCCATTGGATAAAGAGCAAGAATAAACCCTTGTACGAAAAAATGCTTAAAACTATTAAGGGGAATGCAAACTTTTCAAAGGAACAGCTCAACAAATACCGTGCGTCCATTGGTGTCACCGATATGGACGATGATATGGTTATCGAGGAAATGTTTGCCGATGCCTTCCCGGAGGTACGTCAGCGTGTACCGTTCTTCCGCAACCTAGCAAAAGAAAATGTCAGCCTGTATAAACAGTTGGTTGCTTTTGTAAAACGGGTTATTGACAATCTTGTAGCTCGGTTCAATGCAGCCTACACGAAAGGCAATGGGCTGAACGTGCGTCAGATGAGCCTTATGCACAACGCATTCTGCGATATGGTGAGAGATATTAAAGGTGCTGACGGCAAGCCTATATTTAAGGTGGGCAATGATGGCTACCGTGAAATGACTGATATGGACGGCAATACCACGGAGGACATTGCCGCCGCATATTCTCTAGCTGAGGCAGAAAAAAATTTGGATAGGGTAGAAAAATCGCTTGACAATTCTGACAATAAGCTGTATGCTAAGGTTAGAGATTTAGATATCAATAACCGAAACAACGGCATTACCTATAGTGTGGTTAAAGAGTTCAATAAGGAAGTCCAAAAGCTAGTTGATGATGGATGGACAAATGAACAGATAAACCGAGCTATAAAAGATGAAAACTCTTTTGTTAGAGCAGCTGTTGTTAAGCCTTGGGCAGATGAATACAACCAGTTCCATGCTAAAGTCATTGATAAGAAAGGCATATTAAATCGTCTTTTCAAAGATGACCATGCCTGTGATGGTGAGCCTTGGTATAAAATCAATGATGTCTTTAATGTATTCAAGGATAGAATCGAAAGGATGATGGACGATGCGAATTTGGTTTACGCTGAATGTGCCCACGTCAGAGCAAGCGGACAAAATGTTGTTAGATTTGATTCTTGGCGAGAAGTGGAACAATCAATCGCAGCCCACGGAGGCACCGCCAAGTTCAAAGAAAGGCCAGCAAAACAAGTAGAAGAAGCTGAATATTCAATAGCGAAGCACCCTAATTATGAGGGTGCTTCTTTAGATGTCGAATATTTCTCTGCCATCCGCGATATGGAGAATGCCAAGACTGACGCTGAACGCGAGGCAGCACGGCAGGAACTTGTCAAGATGGTAGAGCAGAAAGCCAAAGACGCAGGTTTTGAAAATGCTATCCCGGAGCAGACACTCGCCTATGCTACTCGCACAAAAGCTGCACCAAAGAAAACCAAAAAGGTTTACAAGGTGTTCACCGTAACGGATGACGGCGTGCCAACAGCTTTATTTGTAAGCAGTAAAGAGGAATTACCGCAGAATGTATGGCTTGACGCTAAAGACACATTCCACTTCAAGGACAATTCTAATGGGCTTTACTATATCCCATCCACGAAGAATCCGAGCACAAAAGGTGGTAAGACTTATAGCCGGCTGGTTGACCTGTCTAATGTAGATAAGGAAGATGTGAAAAAGCTGGTCGAAATGGGATATATCAAGGAAGGCGCAAAAACCATTGCTACCTTAGCATATCGCCCCGGTTGGCACGCTGGCGACCTGCCATTCTTCCCACAAGGCGGAAAGAGCGGTGGTGGTAAAACCAACTATAAAAACATCCACAGGTATAATCAGGTAGTGTTTGAGTGTGAAATCGCTTACGACCATGACTATACCAAAACAACGCAAAATGAAGGCGGCGGTGTAACTTTCCATGATATGCAGGAAATGCCTGTAGATGGTGGCTATAAATTCGCGACCAATCCGATGACTAATGCTCAGGATTTAGGTGCTTGGTATATTTCAGGTTCACTGAAAATCGGCAGGGCATTGACAGAGGATGAGTGCAATAAAATTCTTGCAAAGAATGGATATAAGCCACAAGAGTGGCAGGCTTATGGTACAGGTAACGATTTTGTTATTGGGCCTCTTGACCTTGAAAAGCTCGGCTATACTGGTCAGCAGTATGACGCAGCACGCAAAACCTTAGCACCTATCACCTATGATGATAACGGTAATATCATTCCATTGTCACAGCGTTTTGATGCCGACAAAGACGATGTACGCTATTCTGTAGCGCGAATTGATGTTGACAATAACGAAACTGTAGCTGATAATCTTGCTCCCAACGGCAAGCGTTCTAATCTGTCTCCTGAGCAGTACAGATATGTACGGAGCAAAGAGTTTAAGGCATGGTTTGGTGATTGGGAAAACGATGCAGAGCATTCCTCACAGGTAGTCGATGAAAACGGTGAACCCTTAGTGGTATATCACGGCACTAGAGGCGAACTGAAAGACAATATGTTTAGGACTGACGGCGTTCGTCATACAAAAGGAACCGGTGCATGGTTTACAAGCAACAGGGAAATAGCAGAATCTTACGGGGATACGATTCATGAGGTATTCCTTAATATCCGCAACCCATACGTTGCTGACCTAAAAGGTGGTTCGCCTAATGAAATTTCAAAGGCCGTTGTTCGTAACATGGACACCGGGGAAATTTTGCGCGAGGAATTTGATAATGGCGACGGTTCAGCTTTTGATATGTTAAATGAATACATATCAGAAGAACTGAACGACCCTGAAAACGACACTTATGAAGTAGCCGAGGAAGTCTATGATACCAATAGCCTGGTACTGGATGCTCGTAAAAAGGGAGATAATGACGGCGTAATTATCAAAGACGTTACCGATGTTAGTGCTGACAAAGATGATGTAGATTATAATAATCTGCCCTATGGCAACGATTATATTATCTACGATTCAGCACAGGCGAAAATGGCCACGCCAGCTACATCCGACGATGTGCGTTATTCTGTAGCGCGAATTGATAACGATGAGGCACCGGGAGCAATGGAACGCATCAAGAATGCTGCTAGAAAACTCTTGGGCTTACAGGAAAAGTTGGAAGATAATGTTCAAGACCGTCATACGGAAAAGCAGAATCAGAAAACTTCTCTTGACGATACCTTGCCACTGACGGCTATGGCTCATAGCATGAAGTATCTTGCCGGTAAGAATGAGGCTATTAAGCGCATGTATTACCTTGGCAAGCGTTGTATGGATGAGCAGGAGCATTTGCGTAATGAGTTCAAAGAGGTCATTCGCAAAATCAACACACTGATGACTGATGAGGCTGACCGTGATAGTTTGCATGCTCTTTTGTGGGCAGGTGACGCAGACGGAAAGGAATATACTGCTGAAGAACTTCAGCAGGAAGGTTTCAGCGATAATGTTATTGCTGCCTATAAACTGGTCCGGGATAACTTGGCAAAGGCTTATCAGCTTGTCAATGACGCTCGTATGCAGGTGAAGGTTCGCAATAAGACGATTAAGTCTAGTGAGTTGCCGGAGTTCATGAAAGAGAACTTTATTGACACCGGAGATATCATCAATACGCAGGATATTGGAAACGGCAAGATTGTTGTTACCTACCGTGGGGCAAAGGTTTATACAGGCCGTACCGACATTGTTAATGATGATATGCTGAAGTCAATGGAGGCCAATGAAAACATTGCCATTACGGATAAGCAGGAACTTGGCAAAGGGGTATACAATGTTACTTACAACGAAAAGCCACAGCCTATGGGCAAGCTGACAGGCTATATGCCGCACTTCTTCCACAGGTTCATGGTTTATGCCAAGACCAAGGATGAGAACGGCAATGATATGCGTGTAGCTATTGGCAGTGCAGAGTCTCTTGCAGACGCTACAAAGATTGCCAACGAGGTAGCTAAGCATAATCCGGATATGCAGTTTGTCATCGATACGCATAGCTTTGAATATGGTGACGAGAACAACGGCGTTGTTGTTGGCGACTTGAATTATCAGGAAATGACCAAGCGACTGGCAGAGAATACGGAAATGTCTTTGACTGAGGCGAACAAATTCCTGCATGATTCGGCCGGAGCAACGTTAAAGAGTCGTCACCGTTTCTTTGGCAATATGATGAAACGTACCGGCGTACAGGGCTTTGATGAAAATATGATGTGGGCACTCACTCATTATTTCAATTCAGCAGCCCGGTATGTGGCTATGGAACATTTTAAGCCGGACGCTATTTCATGGTATGAGCGTTTCTTTGGTGACTTTAATGCTGACCCCAATACGATTAAGAGTGCTAACAAGCGTAAGACGGCGAGGGTTATCCGTGATTATATCAATGATGTAAACGGTACGCCTCGCGAAGTCGAGAAGTGGTGCAATGCAGTAGTTGACCGTATTCCTATCATCGGTGAAAAGCTGAACGATACGTATAACGGCAGACCTGCGCTTGCACTTTCCTCTAAAGTGTCGTGGTTCAATGCAGTAACTAAACTTGGGTGTCTGAGTATTTCTTCGCCTATGCTGAACTTCATGCAGTTTATTAACGTAGCTACTATGCTGGACAGCGTGAAATATGCTAAAATGGGATTAAACAAGGCACTCAAACCTAGCGAATTGGACAATCTGATTCTTGACCGCAGTGGTATCATGGATGAGATTAACCTGGCCTCGGATGCAGGTGGTTACACGCAGTCTCGTGATTACGGAGGCGCACGTAAAGGACTTGGCAAAGGCAAGCAGTTGCTTGATAAGTCAATGTTCTTCTTCACGTGGTGTGACGCTCTCATGCGTAAGGCGGCAGTTCTTGGCGCGTATTATCAGGGCGTGCAGGATAAAGGTATGAAACCGGATAACGGTCAGACTGTTTCTGCGCAGGCTTTGGAATATGCACGCGAAGTAAACTCGGAGGCAAACTTCGATTACAGCGCAGCCAATACGCCGGAGGCAATTCGCATGGGCAGTGTGATTACGCAGCAGGCATTCCAGTTCCAAAAGTACCCAATCATGCAGTTTGAGTTCTTCTGGAATCATGTAGTGCATGGCACCAATACGCAGAGGGCAAAATTCCTTATGCCATACTTCTTGCTTACTGGCTTGCCGGGGATGATTCCTTTCGGTGAACTGTTGGCTGGCATGTTGGGGCTTTTGATTCCGGGTGATGATGATGACTTTGCTAAGAAGATGAAAGCTGAGCTTATGCGGTGGGCAGGCGATGATAGCGCGAAACAGGCTGTTGTCAATTCGCTTACTAATGGCCCACTTGCAGCATTCACGGGAATTGATATTTCCGAGCGTGCAGGCATGCAGAACTTCTTTGCAGGACGTTATTACGGCAGTAAACCGGAGTCAACGCCGGGAGCTATTGGTACTCTCTTAGGTGGTGCTGCATATAGCACTGTCAGCGGTGTACAGAATCAGCTTAGAAACGGCAATCCCGTTGAGGCAATTAAGGCTGTATCGCCGGGGCTTGGCAACTGGATTCAGGCGGCATTGGGTGAAACTCATACAACGCACCATAGAGTAGGTTCTACCTACGATGGCATGTATGAGCGTATCCTGCATGGCATGGGATTCCGGCACATTGACGAAACCAACACGCAGTTTATCAATAGCTACCTGTATGAAAGCAGTCAACGTCAGAAGGAAGATAAGAAGTTTATTATGGACGCTTATCTTGACGACCCGTCAGAAGAAAACCGTCATCAGCTTATTCTGTGGGGGATTTCTGACAAGCAGTTAAAACAGTATAAAGATAGCAGGGAAAAGAGTTCACGTGACCGTGCAACCGGGGACGAGACTAAGAAGAAGTCTAAAAAGCCCAAGACGGAGGCACAGAAAAAAGACGATGAACTTAGAGCATGGATGAAATAAATATTGTGAGGCAATCTATCGAAAGGTAGGTTGCCTCTTTTATTTTAGGAGGGGCTTATGACTATACGGGCACCGTAACACTTCTTGTTTATCATAAGATGGACAGGAGGTGTGTAGATGAATGAGATAAATGAAATTGCAAGGTCTTTAATCCCCGTACGCATGGAGGCAGTATGGGGAGGTATTACAGGAGTGACAGGGACAATGGCAACCTTTTTGTTTGGACAGTGGAACGATGCTTTGCAGGCACTGGCCGTATTTATGCTGATAGATTATATCACCGGTGTTATGGCTGCTTATATGAAACCTAGAGCCAAACTGTCAAGTAAGCGTGGCCTGCGTGGTATTGTGAAGAAGATAGCTCTTGTAACCTTTGTAGTGTTTGCGCATTACCTTGACCTTGCTATAGGACAAAACATTTTCATGGTGCTTGTTACGTATGCGCTTTTAGGCAATGAGGGGCTTAGCATAACGGAGAATTTGAGTCATTGTGGCGTACCTATTCCGGTGAGTATCCGGGATAAACTTGAACAGTTAGCACACGAGAAAGAAGGCGATTCTTACGGTGACAGACGGTCTTAGGGATAAAGACTGTAAGGAAATGACGCTAGGGGAGCAGCTATTATTTGTAGAGTGTTTTCTCCCCGACGCGTGGGAATATTTGCACGACGTAAGCAAGATACGATTGCCGAAGTTTGATGACAATGACGATGTTATATCATGGGGTGTTACCCCCCAAGATACCCCACAAGATGCGCAAGATGTGAAGGAGGAATAAGTATGAAAGTCTTTCTGAATCCGGGGCATGCCCCCAACGGAAACCCTGACCCCGGTGCATGCGGCTGTGGTTTGCGTGAGTCTGATGTTGCTGCACATGTCGGTCGTTTGGTAGAAGGCTATCTTATTGCAGCCGGCCTTGAAGTAATGACGCTTCAATCTGATTCTCTTGAAGAGATTTGCGATACCGCTAACGAGTGGGGAGCTGATGTGTTCGTCAGCATCCATTGCAATTCTGCAGCAAGTGAGTTTGCACGTGGCGTTGAGACGTTCTCTTACCCCGGCAGTGTGGGTGGTCGTGATATCGCAGGCTGTATTCAGCGTCAGATTGTGGGGGCTTTTGGTAAGATTGACAATGACTTCCCTGACCGTGGTTTAAAAGAGGCCGATTTCTATGTTGTGCGTAATACCGATATGCCTGCGTGTCTCGTTGAACTTGCTTTTATCTCAAACGAGGAGGACGCAGCACTTCTCAAACACCATGCTGACGACTTCGCTAGTGCTATTGCGCGTGGTGTCACTGACTACGAACAGGCAATTAGTTAAGGGAAAGTTAAGGAAAGTCAAGGATTAAGTCAAGGATTAAGTCAAGGAAAACATAAAATGTAAAGACCAAAACATAAA